GTTCCAGTCTTCAAGATTAAATGTTGGACCAACCACTGCGGTGGAGTCCTGACTGGCAGCTTGATACACACGATCTTCATACCGCACTAGAGTACCATCCTGATACGTGCCGTTTGCACTCCAATCTGATACGTCTGAGAAATATTGGAAACGATCAAACTTCATGGTAGTCTTGATACTACGCACAAGTCCGGCATACATGTTTGTACTCAAGTTATAATTCATGACCGCATAAGCGGTTGCCATACGATTAGTACCGTTGCCACCATCAAATGTTATTGTGGGAGTTGTGGTATATCCTGATCCTGCATAAGTTATATCTACACTAGTTACTACGCCCGTAACAGCATTGATTATTGCCACAGCCGTGGCTGGAGTTTCGGCATCTCCAGAAATAATAACCAAAGGAGCTTGGGCGTACCCCAATCCACCGTCTATTATTCGTATGCTTATCAAATTTAATAGATAATTATTGTACCATTGATTGTATGGCCATGTTGTCCATACTGTACTAGTTGCTGGCAAATCACTTAAATCATTAATTGATGCACCAGATGCAGTACCGTGATCATATGGTAATAAAATTGGGCTGGTATATGCTGGTATGTCTAGTGAAGTATTGTAATATGCAGGCAAGTCAAAATCAGTGGTATCACCAAAGAATTCATCAAACCCTGCGTATTTTAAATTAAATTCTCGAATGCTAACGTGATACGGTTTAACTTCTTGAATGTAATCACTAACAAATTCTTGATTGTCTCTTATGTAATTTTGATAAGGTATCAATTCACGTATTCTGTGATCCACATCAATCAAGCTGGTTTTGACCAGCCATTCAGGTGCTGAAAATTCACTCAATACAAAATTAAATACTAATACTAATGCACGATTGCGTTCAATTGCTAGTTCATTTACAAACAACTCTTCGTTAATGGCCTGTATAATTTTACGTGTTTCGGTAACAGGTTCCTGATCAAAATATTGTGCGTCAAATACTTCGACGTCAAAACCAAATCGTCCTAATGCGTAATCCCATAATTCTGCTGAAAATTCAATAGTACCATCTTGTAGTCCAACACGTTCCCAACCTAGATCAGTTTTTAAATAAATTTCAAACTTGCCTTGTGCATTGGCCGTGACCTTGACACTACTGCCTACAGGAACTGTAAGCGTGGCCAATGCAGAGTATGTGGAGACTTCTGCCACAACCTTGGTGCTGGAATTATAACCAGGGCGGTACCAATCAATGTAATTCCAATAGTCAGGAGTATTATAACCTTGCACTTTGGTTAATACTAGCATTCTGCCAGAGGCCGAAACATCGCTTGCTTCAACAGTATAAATTGTCCACAACCCACGCTGACTGCTGTCAGTCGTCACAAGGTATTTGTATCCTAATGGTATTGGCCCGCTGGTATTGCTCCAGAACGGTGTTTGAAAACCTAGTATTTCTAAATTAGCTATACGTAAATTCCAATTTGTAATAGTAACTCCGTTAACAGTTTCAGTTTGCATCGGTTCTGCTTGACTGCTGTTCAACAAATTGAATGATCTATTTTCGCTAACAGGATACTGACTTAAAACTGTGTTGCATCTCACAAGATAGTTTTTCAATGCCGCAAAGCGATCCACAAACATACTTTGTCTTGGGCGGAATTGTACTCCGTATCTTTCAGCAGGACCCAGTCTTGGATCAGGCACTTGATTACCAAATGTGTCTACGCCACAGAAACTGTCTTGTAGTTTGCGATACAATATATCACTCAAGAATCCATCAGGACGATCTTGTGGTATTAATTCGTACTCAACGTGAACGTCAGCATCAGTTAATTGCTGATCAAATTCAATATTAATAATTGTGTCACTGGCTTCAATGTAATCTCCGCTGTTATAAAGAGCTATGGTACTAGCATTGATTGGTGCCATGTACGGAATGCCTGACGCACGTGGATTAGTTATGTACGATGCTATGGTACTTACTGGTAGTGTTTTTCCAAGTTTGGTTGCGGTAACTGTGATGTCTCGCACCCAGAAATAATATTCTGTGGCGAATGTGCCATCTAACGTGAGTCTAGTGTTTACAGTATAACTGAATGTGTTGTAAGGTGTGCCTTCTCCATTGTACTGTACCGGAGGTACTGGACTGTATACCCATTGGTAAACATCAATTACACTTCCTGGGAATATTTGTGCCCAGCGACGACTAGCGTATGTGATGTTGTCTTGATTGGGATCGATAAATCTAACTGTTGATATATCCCACCAAACTTCACCCACACGCTCACCAAACCAAGTAGTTCCACGAACATTTACCGGACCTATGTTGTATGAGGCAGGATCAACGGCACCAATATAATCAATATTTTGTTTGGCGGCACCAAGTATCTTGCCTTGTAACGGATTAATAAAATCTAAAAATTCAGTTCTGGCTCCAGTAATTCTATCATACAAAAATACCGAGTTTAATAAACGTATGTCCACGGTGGGCTGTTGTATGTTGGTCACTGTCCATGCAAGGGTGCCGGTGGTGTTTTCAAACACAAACACTGAACCAAAATCAGCTGAGCTATCACCGTAATCATTTTTAGGTGCTCCGGCCATGACCACACCCGATGTGTAATTAACCGAAGTACCAAATCCATCATACGGTGCCACGTCACTGTTGTTGATCTGTTGTCCAAAAACAAACTTGCCCGGATTGGTAATGACCAAGGTTGAACTGGGCAAATAATCGTATGTGTATATTGCACCGCTTTGTATAATTATTGAAAAGAACACAGTACTACCAACGTCAAAGATTGTGGTACCGTCATCAAATTCAGTTTCAAGATAGATAGTTCCTTTGGGTGCTCCGACCACTAGATTAACAGCCGAGTCATCAATACTGAGACTGCTACCAAATCCAGCATATTCTGTAGGATATGGACTTTCAATTGTTTGTGTCCAAGCGAATGTATCAAATCCTAAATCGTCAAATGTTGTGCCCACAGTGCCCGGTGCCACTTGTAATTTGTTAAATTGTGGAGCCGCATCAGGATTTTTAATTGATATTGTAAGGTATCCTGTAGCACTGACTGTGGCTAGAACATTTTGTACACCAGTTTGTGATCCTACCGGAACACCGTTGATTTGATCTGCTAGTCCTTGCACAGTTGGATCACTAGCAGGAACTTCTACATCAATGTTGTTAATTCGAATAGTGTTGCCAGCGGTGAGCACAGGATTAGCCACAGTGGCAGTAATTGTGCCATAGACACGACTTTGATTTACAAAACGTTCAACTACGCCGCCTTTGAAAATTTGTTGACTGCTTTGTGGTTCGCCTACATATAGACTACAGTTGTTGGCGCAGATGTCTACCGCTTGCCCAAAATTACAGAATTCGGCCACTGTGTTTTGATCCACTTGTTGTATCAAACTAAATTGATTGGTTTCAATTTGAATAGTGTCGCCAATTATTAAATCTGCATTGATATTAATAGTATTTCCAGATACAGTAAACGAATTGGCAGCACCAATCGTGCTGTCGGTTTGATTAATTAAAAATTGATTATTAACAATTACACTAACCGGTCCAGTAACTGTGCCAAGAACTATGTAAGCATTGCTTGAATCATCGTTCTTGATGAATGTTTGTACATTGCGATCAAACACATAAACAGCACCAGCTTCAGTTTTGCCGTCAACTGTGCTGTCTGGTGTTCCAATTATAACTTGTCTACCATCAGTGGTACAAGAAATTGCATCACCAAATTGATCACCTGCAGTGAGTCCGCCTGATACACTTGATGTGTCGATGGTATCTACATATTCAAAATAACTTTGTGCGTTTACAACCACAACATCACTAGGTGCTCTTGCTGTGATAAAAGTCACTGTGGTACCAGCAAATGTGTAATCAATATTTGGCCGCCATAATGCATCATTTACAGTAATGCTAAATGAATATATGTTTGTGGCTGTGAAAATTCCCACAGCATTGCCGCTTGCGTCTATTCCGTTAGACAAATTGAACGTAGCAGATGTTGCTGGGATTTGAAATGCATAATATCTAGAAATATCTATCAGCACACCATCAGCGGGTGGTGTGACAAAAGTAACAGTGCTAAAAGAACCGTTGACAGTATAATTAACACCAACTGTTTGCAATTGCCCGTCTAGTGTTATCTTGATTTGGCTCGAGTTGTTGATTTGTATGGTGTCGTTAATGGTGTATGCTGTTGTGGCTCCGTTACCCCTAACTCGTATAAATTGATTTTGCCAATCAACCCGACCATAAGCGTGTACACTATTCAATCCAGGTGCACCAATATACATCCAACGTTCGTCAAGACTCATGGCCACACTATAACCAAACTCACCAGCACCAGTTAGTAGTGTTCCGTATCCAGCAGGTTGTGTCAACAACTGCCATTGTGCAAACGGTACTACCCCGGGTTGTCCTCGAGCAGGATCACGATATATAACACTGGCATATCCATTGTTGGCTTGGCTGCCAGACCCTAGACTTTTGCTTGCACCGGCCACTGCCCAGGTTTGATTGCCAAAATCTATAGCATTACCATAACCACGCACACCAGTGACATCTAGTGTGAGTACCGCATCTCCACCGGACACTGGGCTTACGGGGGTGTACTGATCGCTGTAGTTTTTAACATACAAATATAATCCGCCTTTTTCAATGCCTACACCAAATCCGTATTTGGGACTGCCGACTAAGGCCGCTGTTCGATTTCTTGCTTGTGATACACTGGCACCATATTGTTCGCCGGCATCTAACAATGCTGGATAAAGAGAAATAACATCTGAAAATACTGTGTTCTTTTGCAATACTTCCCACAACCCACTGCCGTTGTTGTCTACCCAAACTCTTGCACCGGGCAAAATGTCATTGGCATATGGTAATGTAAGTACATCGCTTGCCTGTGCAACACGCATGGTTTGCAATGTGAATCCCAGGCCAGTACCGTTTGCTACTGATCTATTGCCACTAAACGCAAATGCAATGTTTACTGTGGTTAAATTTAATACTGATAATACTTGATATACCCCGTTGACTTCAATATCAAAGAATTTAATAATTAACTTGTCGCCAGCAACCAGGCCATGATTACCGCTAAAGATCACACGGCTGGTGCCGTTTAAATTATCACATACGTGTTGTATTTGTCCAGGTACTGCTTGAGCACGGTAAATGTTCCAATCATAATCATTGATCTTGGCCACCCATATACTGGTACCAACTTGAATTGCATCTATGTTGGCACTTAAACTGGCTGTGCTATTGATATCAAACACTGTGATATCAACATCATCAAGACTTACATATCCTGCTGAAGGCAAGCCAGTATCGGTAGGTAATTCTGTCGTGGTTGGTAAAATATCAGGACTTGTGAGTTTATAACTCTGTCTCCAAACATCACTTAGTAGTATTTGTTGATCTGCTGAACTTGTTTGTTGTGGTAACACCACTTGAACCAGACTGGGGTTGGCATCTAGCAATGCACGATTTAAACGAAGTTCAAAAAAACTGCGATTAGCATTGGCACCATACACACTTCGTTGTACTGCCCAATTTTCATATATGCTATAATCGGCTGCTTCTTTGCCAAGGTTGGCCGATTTAAATAATTCTGCCGCAAGGATAGTGCCCTTGGTATCAAGGAACTGTCGATATATGTTAACTTGACTAACGTCGTCAAGGTTTAACGCGGCCAAGTATTGTCTAGGCTTGTATCCAATCAATCCGTATGCCAATAGATCGTTGTCAAGTTCGATATTGGCGGTATTGATATTGTAACTGTTGGACAATTGATTGGCTTTGTTGGCCAAGTTAGGCAACAACCCAAGTTCTATTTGTGTATAGTCGCTTTGCACCCAATCATTGAAATCAAAATTTTCAGTTGGTTGGACTATCTTTAGAGCAGACCAATACACATTCTTGTATTTGACAATTTCTCCCTTGCTATAGGTGCGTAAACCTGTCCATTCTTCCACATTGTCTTGGTTTAAAATAAAACCTGGAGTGTCAAGTGTTCCATTCCAGTCAGCAGTGGTCACCGCCACAAGGGTTAGACGACTTTGTCTAGCACCTGTTGTGGGATCATAAATTAGATCGCCAAACACACTGCGATTGTTCAACACAATCATGTGTTCAAAATTTGTAAATTTCAAATCAATAAAACTAATTGTTTGAGTGCTCAATGGCTGTATAACAAATGTATTGTCTATACGAACAATATTGAGAGTGCGAGTTGGTAATTCTCTTGAATTCTGGTCCAACAATAAATTTTCGCTGGTCTCGGTCACAATGCTATCAACTACTGCACCAGGGCGTGTTACTGTTAATTTAGCGGCCAATGGATTTAAATTGATAATCGCATCTGTATTCCACCCCTGCTGGCTCCAATATAAGAATTCATCAACCATTCTTGACCAATCCAAGACATAGTTATTTTCTGAGATATTGTCAAAAGTAAGTCCTTGATTTTCTAGCAATTTGCCATAACTCAACAAGAAATCACTAACTGCGGTTTCGTTGCTGAAAATAAATCCATATGGTACTTGAACCACATTATCACTATAGAAAGTTGGAACTCTAACAGTAATTCCGCCAGAGCTGTATTCTTGCAATCTACCAACTGCTTGACTTTGTAATATATTAAAATATGGCTGTGTAGTTCCGTATCCAAATACCGCATATCCGCCGGATACTTTTTGTATTGCTACTGAACTATAAACAATTCGATCAAATGGCTGATTTTTATACAAAACAATATTGTAACTCTCGTCTGGAATCATCAATGTGTTATTGGTACTATTGGGACTGGATTTTTCAGTGTATAATTTAATATATTGCTTGTCCGAATAACTGGCCATGCGGTAACACAATCTCACGTCAAGATTGTCAAGATCGGCGGTAAGGGCTTGGGTACTATTGATTCCAGATTGACGATTAAAATCCACAATCCAATCAATATAGCTGGCTTTGCTGACGCCATCGCCATAAATTTCAAGTTGATTGGCATTTAATCTGTAACGACCGTTGTACAAATACTGATTGTAATCTGTATCAAACTTGTATAAATCTCGATCAGCAAACAATGCAAAGAATTCTGCTGGGCGAGTAACTGCCAGCACATGCATGACCGAGAATGGGTATGCTGAACTATTCCACCATGACGCTTCAACTGGGCCGCCGTCGCCTATGGCCCAACTTTTATTAAATTGTGAGCCAGCATTGTAATCATTAAATGCAACACCAACCACACTGTTGAACGGGCTTAATAATTCGCCCTCGGTCCCTGTGGGAATAACAGAAGTTAAACCTGGTCTAGCATATTCTGGTTTATAATATGGTACAACAGGATCTGCTACGTAGCCTGCGGCCAAGTCGTCCCACAATACCAAGTTGTCTTGTGTGTACGGTGCTGGACCATATCTATTTTCCCACCACGTGGGTTCAATTGCAAAACCCAACATCTCCCAAGGAGTATAACTGGGTTGTTGTGTATCATAGTAATATCTATAGATTCCACGCCAGGCACCCAGCAAGTTTTGTTTGTCTAGTTTGCTTTGTGAATTGCTGTAGTTCCAGGTGAACTCATTGGTGGCTTTGTAAGTTTGTTGACTGTAATCCAGTTTGTTCCAACCGCAATAGCTCAAAAAGTCCTGGGCAAATATTGTATTGATTTCTTCAAACGTGTATCCAGTAGTACGAAACTGTCCTGGTAACACATTTTCAATTGTTAGTGGCACTGGATTGCCATCAAGTTTTAAATTGCTGTAAATTCTAGTTTCAAATTCCAACAACACTTGATCACGTATGTCTCCAAACAACGGAGTTATACTACCGTCGTGGCCTTGAGTGAAGTTTTCTACACCATTGCTGGTTGATTGCGGTAGTACAGCCGGTTGCCATGCAGGGTATAGTCCCAACTTGGTTGGAGTGTTGGGTACAAAATTACCATAAGTGGCATTGTATTCATTTATAGTTACAACATCTCCCAGTGCTAATGTTATGAGTATTGTCAATCGTGGGCCGTTGATGGCAACTTCATAATCAAGACCACGTGTTAAAATTTCATCATTTAGATACACACACATGCCAAGGTAGTTGGCTGACTCGTAGTTGTATACTTGTACTGTGTCAAATGTGGGTTGTGTAGTATATCCCACTGTGTAAGAATTTGTAGCGTATGGCACACTGGCCGGGATCATGTCACTCCAGTAAAATGGTTGCGTGTCAAGTTTTCCCAGGGTGATATCGGCTATGGCAGTGTTAAGAATTTCAGCTGTTGTTTTAAACGCAATGTTTTGTTGTGTTAAAACTGCATCTAACATTTGTGCTTTAAATTTAATGTATTCACGACCGTTAAATTGCAAACTGGCAAAAATATTGTAAGCTGGACTACGCATGAAATAGCCGGCTAGAGTCAATGGCGAACTTTGTTGTAGTATTACTAGGCCATAAGGAACAATATCACCAAGATCTCGAGTGTTATTAGCACCGTTAATTTTACCAGTTACTGTCAACAAATTTTGGCAAATACTTTCGTAATGTGTGCGAATTGTGCCCAAAGTAAATGCAGAGCTATTGGCATTGAGAGGATTACTGTCAAGATTATTTGGCACTTGATAAAATGCCACTTTGCTTGTTTGATCGCTTAGTGCCAACACTTCAATGATATCGGTTGGAACATAAGTGTTTGTTAATGTAATAACAGTATTATCAGTACCAATCACATAGGTATATAATGATGGGTCAACAAATTGACTACCTACATATATTTTAATTACAGGAACTGCAATAGATGTTTGCGGCGTGGTAGCAATGTCAAGTTTAAGAGGAGAACCGTCGTATGTAAATTTAAATTGCTGATAAATTTGTTGCTCAACTACAGCAGTTTGCCAACCAATTAATTTTGCATAAATGGTTCTATCAGCATATTCACGTGCCGCACCCGCACTTATGTCACTGGTAGTACTAACATTATCTATAGTGTATGTAAACGTATCAACATACAAGTTGTTGTCAAACACAATATCACCAACGTTGTTGATGTTTAAATATTGTAACGGGAATTGCAAAACTGGATCAAGTATGGTGGTATCTCCCACAGCATAACTGAATAATTTTGATCCTGTAAAGTCTGAAGATTGATATTTTACTTTGTTTCCAAAACTTACACCATCAACATCGTATATATTAAAAAGTGGTGCTTGTTGGATTGCAGTTTTTTGTTGTGCTTCTATCCAATCAGTACCATCATACCAATAGGTAAGTCCGGCACTGGTATTGCCATTAAGGCAAACTGTGGATTGATCAAGCAATACTATTCCGTCAGGTGCTTGGGTCAATGTAATAATTGGTTCGTCAACTGTGGCTGTTCCTGACCCAGATCCCGCAGTGGCAGCGATAAAACCGTCGCCAACTGCGTAAGTTATTCCAGAAGTTCCAGCGGCCGCATTCCAGTCAGTTGATCCAAGTGTTAAAATATTATAGTGTACGCCTATCAAAAAGTCGCCAGCATTGGTATTAGGTGATGTATCAGGCGTAACAAAACTAACAACATAAATTTTATTTTTTACATCAGTATCTTCATCTGCGGCAAAAATTACTCGTGTGCCTTCTACAAATGTATATCCATCTGTGGAATAACTAGCACTACCTTCAACATTGCTAAATGCATCTGTTTGTGTAAAATCAATAATGTCCACAGGTGCTTTGCCGTCTGTGCCCATGTCCCATAATCGTAATCCAGATCTAAATTGTATAATAGGACGTTTGGCTCGATAGTTATTGTCAAGCACCGCGGTGGTATTGTTATATTCAGCTGTTGCATTAATTACATCAATGTGAAACCAGCGGTTACTGCGACTCCATGCATTTAGATCTTTACTGGCACGACTGATTGTAAGATAGTCCGGTTGTGTTGGCTCAATTACAACAGTTGTGGTATCGGCATCTACAGCATAAGTTTCGTAAACATCAAGACTACTAGTTGGCAACAATTCAATTGCTGTTCCCACACCGCTTACATAGTATTCTCTATTGGCCACAGCATTGGCTGTCATTGATCCTGTTGCAGTTGATAATGCAACAGGTGTTGCTCCGTACTGAATACTGCTTACTGTGAATTTTACATTGTTAGCTGAAATTGATCTCACATAATAAGTTTGTCCTGCCACCAATCCGCCAAGTGTGGGGGCAACAAATACAATTTCTTGACCCACATACAAAGATGTATTAGTGTTGTCATACGTGATATAATTTGTGCCGTATTCAGTACCGGTACACGTAATACTAGTGGTGCCTGATCCGTAAACAGCAGGCTCAACATTTCCTGTAAATCTTACCTTGAGGCCATTGGTAAATGCAACTCCATTCGGAGCTGTGTAAGTTTTTTTGCCCAGAATTTGATCAATATAAATTATGCCAGTTTGATCAGCGTCAACCAATCTAATGCGACCCACTAGGTCTGGATTTTCACTGTCTTGATAATACAGAGTATCTTCTATTGCTGTTAATAGTGGGATTTGTTGAAAGAGGTCAACCGGATCTTTGTACCATTGTGTATTACTGTATACTGTGCCATACAATATTGTAAATTTTTCCAGGGGATTGATAATCCCGATATCAATCAATTGAAGGTACACCACATCATCAACAGTGACGTAAGTGATTTGGTATTTGTTAACCAGGGCAGGATTGTTAATAAAAATTAATGTTCTGGTATTGAGATTGGTAGTATCATCAATTCCATCGTATTCGATCAAGAATTCAACCAATGGTTGGTTATTGATTTGATCGTAATCTAGTTCAGTAACTAAATCAATTGTGCCAATGTCAGTAAGATTATAATAAAATGCTTGTGCATCAGTATAAGGCACATTAAATGTTATTGTACCAAGATCGGTGCCATCATTGACCACACCGTACACATCTCTACTGCTGATGTTGGGAGAGTAGGGCAATGTTCCTGACACGCCCGGTTCTGATTGTATCCAAAATTCAGGTCCGTTGCCAGCTGTGGCATCTACAATATTCAACACACCTTGCATGTTGGATTGGTCTTGACTAGCGTAATAAAGTGTGTCTGGTGCATCTTGTGGCACAACAAATGTTACCAACCCAACAGAAGATCCGTTGCGTGTTACGCCAGAATTATAACTATCGCCTACACCTGTGGTGGCTGCAGTTTTTATCCAGAATGGAAATGCTCCAGTTAATGTTAGATTAAATTGATAGGTGTTGCCACGAATTAGACTAAGTGCAGGATTGTTTTGACTGTTGATTACATAGGCTTGAGTTCTGTTGTTGGTAACTCTGTATGTTATGGTTTCTTTGGGATTTTGGGCTATTTGAAAAGTGTACGTGCCGCCGCGAATTAATTCAATGACCGGATCTTCACCATAAACTCCCGAAAAAGAATATGCATTTTCGGCCCGAGTCACTACAAAATTTTCCGACACCGGCGATACCACTGCCGCTACGTCAACTACGTCGGGACCTGCTGGTAACCAAAAATATTGGCTAAAATTTACAAATGTATCAAAATCAACAAACGGATCCCATGTGTAATACTCACTTGAGTATAGTCTATCTGGCCTGTCGCCATTGCCACCTTGAAATGCCACAGCATCATTCATGCCCGGATAGGTAATAGCGTTTTGTATCTTGTTGGTATTTTCAGGAACAAGACTTACTACTCCGGGCTCAAGTTGATAGTTGGCTCGTGTGGCTGTGGGTTCAATTACATATTTGTCGTTGGGATTGACACCAGGGCCTACGGTGCGGCCAATAAATCCTTGTGACTTTTTAAAACTAGGCTCTTGTATAAGCTGATCTAGTGTGGCTGCAAGAAACTGTTTGTTGGCATCAGTCTGAAATATTTCAGGAAGAAAATCTACACTACGAACCTTGGCCATTAAATTACTCCACTACCGGGTGCAGTACGCAAGTTGGTACTGGTCAATGCTTCAATAACGTCAATATTGTTGATTGTGGCACCGTTAACAAATATTTCATTGGGTGCTGAACGTATTTCGTACAAGTCACCAAAGTATTTCTGACTGTTGAGTGGTACCAACACCACGGAACTTATGATTGTACCCAGTTGACTATGCAAGTAAGCCGCAAGTTCTGAGAAATAAAATGTATCGCCAAAATTCCATTTGTCAATACTAAAATATGTATTCATTGCGGCTACTACACTACTTTTGATTTCGCTGGTACTAGCAGTTGAATTGCTTGCACGTATGACCTTGATTGTGGCACGAAGATTTTGTGCGGCTTTTTCTCCAAACAAAGGTTTGAACACAACAGAGTTTAAAACAATGTTGTCGCTTATCATTTTATAATTTTCTAATCCCTGATACGCAGTTGACAATTCATCAATGGTAGGAATATCTGGTTCAACAACTTTGCCAGTTGTGTCACGTATCCAGTTTTGATATGATGTATAATATGCCAGTGTTACCACATACAAATCAATAATGTTTGTGGTGCCTGGATCAATACGTGCAGTCAACGGTGCATTGTGTCTGTATTGGAAATACAATGCCTGACGTCCTGTTCTAGCAATCCATTCGGTTGTGACATCAATTAATGTCCTAACACCAGTTACGCCAACGCTGAGTTGATAAAATGCACCCACTGTGTTATTAGTATTAACTTGACTATATGCATAGAACACTTGCCCCGGAGTCCAAGAATTTTTTACCAATTCAATCTCATCATATGTGCCGTAGTCGCTGGTAACAACTCCTGGCTCTACCAATAGGTAGCGTTGTAGGTTGTCAAAGTCCACAGTCTTCTGTAAGTAAATATATTTTTGTGTTGGGTTAGTACTTGGAGCAACAATTTCACTAAAGAAATCAGGGTTGTCCGGTACACCATCATTGTCACTGTCGCGATATCCTACCAGGACCTGGAAGTCATCAACATAGCCGTCGCTTTCTACTGGTTGACCAGTTATGGTCATGTAGATATCGCCAGGCAAATGGTCAGTTGAATCTGGTTGGGTATTCACCGCCAAACAATTGATGTAGTCCTTGATAACAGTGCCTGTGCGGCTGTCGTAAATCGGAGAACCATCGTAGAAGAAAAAGCGTGTCTGCAATACTGATCCAAAGAAATAGGACAGTCCGCGGAATGTGATTGTGTAGTTTTGATTCTGAACTACAAATTGTATCAACCAACTGGCGTCTAAATTGGTGCCCGATGTATTACCAGCGTATGTTTGACTCCACGTAGCATCAGCGTTTAAATTGGTACTGGTAATTACATACCACGAGTATGGTGTTCCGGTTATGTCACCGTTGTTATCGTACCCTAATCCAAAGTTACGATTTAATAAAATTTGTTCAGTTATAGATAGTTCTACACTTTGTGGTAAATCAGTTACAAACAAAGGAATAATTGTGTTGATCAATGCTCCTGTGGGAACAAAATTATTCAGTGCTACCGGTCCAGCACCCGAAGACAAGTTACCAAGACCGTTGTTGTATCCAGTGCCTTGAATGCTCAATGGACTGGCCCAAATTTCTAATTTCTGATCTGCACTGGTAGGTGTACCTTGTTGTAGTTTGTTATTTTTGTCAAAGTAGTAGCCAGTGGGCGGAACAAATTTAATTAAACTTCCTACCACAGCATACTTAAATTGTGTTGTGGTAGTTGATCCAATTGGTATTGGTGTTCCTGCGGCATTTTTAAAATAGCCTGTGGTTTCGTTGGCTAATGTTGTGCTTTGATTCCAGGTTGTGTTAGGTAACCAAGTGACGGCCGTCGGCAATGTGGTGGATGTGACCCTGGGGAAATTTGCATAATAAAATTGCCGCATCAAAGTTTCTGCTATTTTTGGTTGTATTTGATTGGTAACCAAATCAGAAATTTCATTACGGTTGGTCCAAGAGAATAAAATTGTAGGTAATATATTTTCTTCCCACAATCCACCATCACTGCCAAATATATTTGTGCTTGAATATTTGCCTGTGTTGTCTACTAGGTCAAGATAACGACTAGTTCCAATGCTTGCACGGTTCAATGCCTTGGATTTTACAATACTGTTATATTGAGTGTATGGAAAAAGATTATAGTCTTCGCCATTGACCATGCGATTTTGTGTGTAGTATCTAGCAGGGGCACGTTGTTTAATAGCGTCAATGCTTTCACGTGCCTGACTGTTGCTAACAGGTCTTGTGATACCACAAGTGAATGTCATTGTTTCAAGATTACCAGCACGACTAATGTAACTGATAGGAATATTTACAGACTGCATTTCTTCTGGATTGATAATATATTGCAATCCGTTACTAGCACGTACATACGCCCGAAATGTACCTACGGGAATTTCTGAGAATACGCCATCACCAAACACCATGGTAATTTGATCATTGGTTCTTGAAGTTACTGAGTATATGGGACGAGTGCTGGTGGCTATTTGTTCGCCACCAGCGGCATAAATGTTTTCACTATATTGCCATTCACGATTTATGTTGCCAACATTGTCTAGTTGAAACAGCCAACGGTCTTCATTGTTAACACCTTCGATATTGATATTGACTGTGCGATTGCTCACTCGTTCACCTAAGTTAAAATCTTGATTTTGTAATATGCCTTGTTTGAACATGAAGAAATAACCAGTGTTGGATGACTGAAATCCTAAACTGTCATTACGAAATAAAATATTAAAAGGTTGATTGGGTCGTGGTGGGGGTTCGTACAAATAATTTTCGCCAACTGAGGTTGAAGTCATTGCCTCAAAAGGCATGCTCACCCCATCCACTGTGGCAGTATAAGGAACAACTGGCAAATATCCTGGAACTAAATTAATTGCATATTCGTCTGTGCGTACACCAAGCATTGTTTGACGGTTGCCCGGTCTGCCAATTTTTTGTGTGTCTACTAAACTGGCATTTATAATTGTGGTAAATTGCTCTTGCCAGTCTGGGTTTGTGGGGTCGGCCCAATCCACAGTAATGTTGCTAAGATTTACACCATTATAATCCACTAGATTTTCTGTTGTGGTAACCGAAAATACTTTGAGTAACCCTTGTGCGGCAATGTTGCGTTTGGCAGTATAACTTACCAAGTTTGCCAAACGCACAACTGAATCTCTACGTTCAGCTGTGTCCATGTAATTTTCGCGAGTGTTTAAGTCTGTGCGGAAAGCCAGTGCTTGCCCCATAAATGCCATAACATCTAGTAAGGCAATGTATTCGCTTGATTCAATGTAGTCGTTGAATGTTTCTGGATAGTACAAACGCAGATAATCAACAAAACTTTTACGTAGTGTTTCAAAATCATAACTTTGAAAATCAGCTTCGCGATAGGTTTGGTAGATTTGTTTCCAATCCTCTACACCAAATATCGCTGTTTGTCTTGTGGTTTTTGCCATTTGTATTGAGCCTCTATGTTTTATTTATGGATATTAAAAACGGCTACTTTATACATAAGAGGCATTGCGTTGTTGCAAATCAAAGAAAATACTTAATCTTTCGGCATCAGTGCTGGGTACCACGGTCAATTCAATTTCAATTAATATACCGTTTTCCTGGGGGTAACTTTGTACATCATTGATATAAATCCTAGGGTCACCACCGGCTACTCTTTGTACTTCATTCACTATAGCAGTGTTTAAATCTTCAAGTTGAGCCTCAAACAAAAAATCCCACAACGATGTGCCATATGCTGGACGTCCAGGCAATTGCCCTTGACGTATGTTAAATGCATTAAGCAAATCACGTTTTACCAAAGCAAAATCCGTGAGTGTAAACTTTTTGTATTGATTTTGTGTGTTGAATCCAATGAATGTTTGTGCCATATGGTATTTATGGGAGGTTATTCACCCTCTCCACGTCCTTCAATTTTTAAACTTAACTCAACCAATCTTTGTTTGATATTTTTGCTCTTGTCTAACAGTATTGATTTGGCGGCTCTAATGTTTATTATATTGGTAAACTTGTCGCTGGTGTATAGCAGTTCTTGTTGTTTGGTACCTAATCGAGCAAAAGCTGATTCTAATATTGCTATCAGTTCTGGTGCCTTTGCATTAAACGTATTTCGTGCCTGCTGGTATTCGTTGTTGATTGCATCGTACTGCTGTTGTGTAATTGTTTGTTGGCTTTCTAATGCTGTTAATTTATTACCAATGGCAGTAAGTGCTATGTTTGCTGGGGTAATATAATCAGTTGCTAGGGTCTTGGCAGTATTCACATACGCCACAACATCTTCTGTGTTGTCAGATACCGGTTTGGGAGTGTAACTGGGTGCTGGTACTTTGTCATCGCCTATCACACGAGTAGTGGCAGCATCCACTGTGGCTCTACCCACAGTATCCGACGCTGGTTTAGGAACTTCTTGTTGTTTGAATGCTGTGGGTATTTTTGTGTTTACTAAATTGACAGCAAATGCACCATCTCTTACTGCTGTAGCAAACTCTGCTTGCACCGCACCAGTGGAGTCTCCGGGTATGGTCAGGCCTTTGGCAAATGCTTCTGCATTGGGCAAACTTTTTGCGGCATTTAAACTCATGCCAGCAATGCCTTGGCTTGATAAATTTTGTACAGGTATGCCTACTGCCCCCATACCTGCCACACCTTTGGTCATCAAGTCTTGTTGTATTTGGCTTTGTTTGGATGCGTTGGCCAGTAAATCGCCGGCATTCTTAACTCCGTCTTTTCCGGTCCATACAGCAGGACTGTTTATCACGGTACTGAATGCTGACAAGTCTGTACTAAATTTAGCACGAGTTCCTGGTTTAACATATCCAGCAGATTCTAATTGACCAAGATTCAATCCAAATGCTCCCAGGCCATTGGCATCGCTTAGATCGCCAAACCCTTGTCCGGTAAGATTTTTTGCCTGTGCCAACACCCCGTTGACTTCAGGTATGCTCATGGGACCAATAGGAGCCACGGCACCCACAGAATTAATACCGGATGCAATCTTTGAAAAGTCTGCCACGTTAATGGGACTAGTAACTGGCAGTCCAGTAATAGTTTTGTTGATTGTTTGTATCGAAGTTACTGCAACTGATCCTTGCACAGCAGATGCACCAACCAAAGCTGAACCAAGTTGACTGGATCCGACCACGCCGCCTAGGGCTCCCGACACCGAAGATACTGCTGGTCCAACAGCGGCGGTCAATCCTGGGGTAATACCAGCAAGTGATCCGCCTAATGCTCCGCCGGCTGAACCAAGGCCTGAAGCAACACTACCTACCACTGCACCAAGGCCAGCGGCACCGCCATTGATGCCACCTTTGGCAAATGCTGAATCAACTGATGGAATTCTACCAGTTGACAGGTCCACACCTGCTGCTGATAGACTTGATGAGAATCCACCTAGACTGTTTATACTACCGTTTATTCCAGACTGTGCTTGTGCCACAATGGCTTGTGCTCCAACCAGGCCATCTGCGGCTTGTGTCGACGCACTGAGTGTTTCGCCGGGTGTGAACCCCACTAAACCACCGGTGTCGGCTTGTTTCTTAAAAATTGCAAATGCTTGCTCGCGAGTGAGTCCCGGTGGACCTTTGATAGCAAATGTTTTTGCGGTGCCGTCAGGATTTGTGGGAGCGGCTCCTGTTGCTGGCGTTCCTGTTGCTCCTGTTGTGCCGCCTGTTGTATCTTCGGGTGGTCTTGGAAAACCAATCTCAGTTAAACTAGGTAATCCACGACGTATACGTTCAGCATTTGTTCTGTCCCATATAATATAATCATTACCGGTATAGTTGAGATCTTGATCACGTGTTTTAGAATAGAGTTTAGATTCAAAACTGGTAGCAATGCTACCGACACTTGATTTAAGTTGGTCAAGATTAAATGTAAATTCTGCCATGTTATTTTGCCTGTATTTCTACGCCAGCTGGCACTGGTACTGCACCTGGTGGCGGACTGGGTTTGCCTTCTTCAAACTTGACTTCAACGTCAACCCCTTTGTTATGATACGGATAAGGTTCGTGTGTAGGAGCCCGACTCACAGTACTTTCAAGTCCTTCGGGTTTTACGATCCAGCCTTTGCTGGTATCCCATTCTGTGTCGTCTAGTAGTGTTGTGGTCAGTGGTTGTGGGTTGTTAACTGCTCCAGCAGACGCACCATTAAGATCAATTCCGCCTGCTTCTAGCACCAGGGCAGAACCTGCACCCCACGAGCCCGACGAACTGTTCAATGTAAGTGTACCGTCTGCTTTGACCCCAATTGTATTTTTGCTGTACAATGTAATATCATCTTGTGCCTGCACACTCAAGAATGTATCTGTTTCTAACTGCATGTCTTCTTTGCTTTTCATTTTTAAGTAGCGTCCAGCAAACATGTTAATATCCCGATCAGCATGCAGATTAATATCGCCTTTGGTACGTATGTTTACACTGTTTGTGGCATACACATCGACAGTACCTTCTACCCCAAACTCCAACCAAGTTTGTCCGTTGGCATGAATAATATAAAAAAAGTTTCCAGTATCGCTCATGGTGATTTGATGGCCTAGGCTAGTACGCAATCTTAGCATGGCGGTGTTGCCATCAAGATCACCATCGTCCATTATCAAACTATGACCGCCCACACGTCCAATCACTTGAGCTTGCTTGGGTGAAATTTCCCCAGCATTTAATTTTTGACGAATATCATTGGGACTCATGCCACCTTGAAAGATGGGTATACCAGGGGTACTAATACCAAACACCGCACTGGGAGTTTCTCGCTGACTTGAACTTTGTATTGCGCCACGTTCGGTATCGTTTATCAATCCTTGTTGCAATAATGCTTGCCCTAGGTAACTGTTCACAGGTTTTGTTTGATCAAAAAATCTTGGATCATTGAACACGTCAACATTGTCAATGTTTATTTCAGTGACTGGCAAATTAGGTGCATCGGCAAAATATGTTTCTTGATTTTGATTTTGTACTTCGGCTTTGAATTTGGGTGCGGAGCCCAGGGACGGAACCATTTGTCCCAGTCCTTGTTCTGGAACTACTCCAATGTAAAATCCTTGACTACGGTCACCATTGACAAAAATACATACCACAGTTACTCCCACGTCAGGCGGAGTAAACCACATGCCGTAACTGGTAGGGTTGCCTGGATATGAACCAATACTGTCTGTAGTACCACCTGTTTCTGCAATGGCCGAAAGTGGTGTATTACCAAAAAATGATGGTAGGTAACTCACCGTGGTCCACTGTGCGTCATTATCTATTTCATTTGCTGTTGTGCCAGTAGCAAATGCATCAATAAAAACACGAAGTCTACCTGACCTTGTGGGATCTACTGTGCTCATTACTATGCCCGTAAATGGCCCAAATTCAGCAGGTACTCCACCACGATCTAGTTTGTAGTTACTGGGGCGTCCTCGACTGCGTTGTACACTTTCTGTCATTTATTATCCTTTAATAGTCAGGTTTGTTAATTAGTTGGTTATTAGGAATTGTTGAGCTTGTAGGATTGCCTGGGGCGGCACCACGGCCTCTAGGTCCTGCGGCGGTTGCAGCCGCGTTGATTCTTGACACTACAGAATTTAATTTTGGTGGACTAGATTCTATGTTTGTTGTGTCTAACACGTTATTGTTGCCATCAGTGACTGGCATTGGCGGTTGTGCATTTTGTAAAGAGACTGGTGTAGTTTTAGCGGCCCAGGAAGTTCTAGCGTCGGTAAGTTCTCGTGAATTGCCAGGCGGTAATGAATTATTATATGCTCCTGTTGGCGATGCTTGTTGTGCGCCAAGTATGGCCGCTGTGCCACCATCACTGCTCAATGTACTACGTGGATCAGTTGAACCATTGTTTTGTATTCTGCCAGTAAGCTCTAGACCAATTCTGTTGCCAGTGGCTTGTGTTTGATTGTTTCCACGAGCTTTGTTGGAGGCTGCTACCGCAGAAGCATTACTTGCTCTTTCAGCGTCAAGATTACTACTGCTGGCAAATGATCCGCCTGGGGTTGCATTGGCAGTTAGTGTTACTGGTGCAAACTGATATAATACCCCCTCAAGTTCTTGTTCAAATCGTCCTTGCCTAAATGTACTGGTTACTTTAGTGGCAATATACACTCTGCTTATTTTTGAAGTTTTTGTGTTGTATTGTTTTTGTACTGAACTTTGTTTTCCACTATAAGGATCTGCTAATCCTGTGCTTAAATTATAATCTTCGGGTGGTTGCCAATTTACTTCAAACAAAATGTCTTGGGTATCATACGAAATACTACCGTCAGGGTTGAATCCAGTTGTGAATGCGGATGCTCCAACCGTTGATACCGAAGTTGGTTTTAACACCGAGCCTTGTTGTAGCCAAGCTGGGTCTCCTATTATTTTAACTTTAACTGATCTTAAACTGGCTGGATCATACAATTGTTCAGCGGCATTGGCTGTTAAATCAAATGTTCTTCCTAGAGCACCTTGACTGCTTTCTCCACTGCGTGAGGCTAGACTAAAAGACATCAATTCTAATAGATTAGATGTTTGTGCACCTTTAATACGATCAGCACTGGACTTGTCATCTTTGCTGCCATTCAATGTGGCTTTGTACAATACATTGAGATTTTCTTGGTATTCTAATACCGCAACATTCTGTCCGGTAAACCAGTAGGGATAACTTTTGTGTACACCGCTAAATGAATTAACAGGAAAATACACACTATTGAGATTTTTTATCAGATATGGACTTATTGTGTATTTGATGTCATATGCAAACGCATTTCTTTTCTTGTCAATTTTGTCACTTCGTTGAGTAGCAGACATTGAAATGTTGTACCACCTGACTTGATCGTTTGATGTGGGGTTTTTTGTAGGGACTTGGTTTCCATATCTATCTATTTCAAACAATGCTTGTTTAGTAATGTATTGACTATTTCGCAACACAAGTTCCAGTACTTGTATAATCTGTTGACCGGCAGTTATACTACTACTTCTGCTGGCAGGATCTACAGAATTAGTGTCCGGATTTATTGATCCCGGGCCATTGACCCCAGCAGGAGTTTTGGTTTTATCATATTTTCCAGTAAGCGTATTTAAACTGGCCCCGGCAATTAAATTTGCATCTGGTCCTACAAACTCTACTGAATAAACATCAGCTTGTTCAATTTTGCCATCTTCTACTGCTTGTTTTTGAAAATCATTCAAGGCCGCCATAAGTCCTTGCACCACAGTTTTTTTAGTAGTAGGTGCCGCGGCGGCTGTCTGTGGTGCAGCCGCATCAACTGCGGCAGCATCATCTCGTTCTGCCTGTGCAGATGATGCCGGAACTATAGTCGCATTATCAATTCTTCGAACTGTTGCTTGTTGATTTGCTGTGTTGTTTCCTCCCACTGGAACAAATCCAGGAGTTGATGTTTTAGCATTAGTTGTGCTTGCTCCAGGGTTAGCTGGTGATGTAGTTGTTGAGCTATACGTTGCCGGACCGCCCAACATCAATTCCACACTGGATGCATTGAGTTGCATGTCAAATGGTACGGTTCCGCGATCTGAATATCCGCCTAGGTATTGTCCCACTGGAGCACACTCCCAATCATAACTCACAGTCTTGGTTCCTACAGACCAATTGATATTTTTTATCAAGAAAGGAATAAATTTTTCTACTGCGGCTTTGGGATCAGAAGTGACATCATTGCCCAACATTCCACCTTTGATGGGTTGTACAATATTGCCATTTTGATCGTACCCATAAAAACGTATTACCAGTAAAAATGTAGCAGCCACGTAGTTGATGGCACCATTGGAACCTTGTGGTGCATGATTGGCCACAGCATCTCGTAATCTTTCTAGCATAGTCATGCCTTGTGGCTCTACCACAGTAAATTTAATGTCAGTTGAACTGTGAGCCGATCCTGATCCTTTGCCATGTGTTAATGTTGAAATTGAAAGAGAATCGATATAAAAATCATTGTCGAAATAAGGATTTCTATCTGCCGAAGAATAGTTAATTTCGGTTGTGCTGGAAGTCCCATCATTTTCATAAACTGTTTGAGACGGGGCTCTTATAACGCCATCACTAACTCCCGCACCGCCGCTTTGAAATAACAATTGATACCCATCAATTTTTTTCACCTCACTGTCTATTAGTCGCTTGTATTGTGTATCGTTCAAGAGATAAACAGATGCTATGTAATTAGAACTGGGATACTGATCAAGCACATTTGGTTGCGGTACAACTTTGACCAATTTAAAATCGTTAGCGTTTACAGCGGCTTGTGTGTTGGTAGGATTTGGAGTGGCAGCATCATCTTTTTTTCCAACACCGGGTTTAATTGCGGCACTAGCGTCTGCTTCACCTGCATTACCTTCTGTATTGGCCCCCACTGCGGGTGCTTTTAATGCAGTGTTACTAGTACTTGCTGTGCCATCATTTTCATAGTATGTGGCTTGTGTTTGTTCTGTGGTTCGCACTGGTGCATTTGTACCTGTAGTAGCACCAGTGGTTTCTGTTGTAGCTGGAGGAATAGCATTAGTTGGTGTTGTAGTATCTGGTGGGGGCACAATTCGCCCGTTGTCGCCAACTTGTGCTTTTGGTGGTGCGTTGGGACCTTTTGGGGAATCATCACCGGCAGTTTGACTGGCAGTAGCAGGTGGTGGGGGTTGATTTGCATTTATTTGTGCTTCAAGCAATACAATCTGTCCTGGAATGCTAGAAACTTCAGCGGTATATCTTGCTAGTATCGCCTGATTGCTTTGCAAACTTTTATTGAGAGTAGCAAGTCCGTTTTGTGCAATGCGATACCGTTCTTGCAGTCGAACAATTTCTGCTTGAAGTTCTGTAACTGTTGCCATGGGTTAGAACCCCAAGGCTGATTTCAGCGTTGTGATTTTTGGTAGAAAAATTTGCACACCTTGTTTGAAGTCCAAAGGTGGTGCTTGTAATGAGTTGGGATTGCGTTGATAAAACACCCACCATAGTGTGGCATTGCCATACAAGTCAAATGCCAGCAAGTCTGGTCTGTATTGATATGTTGTGTTGATGGTGAATTGCAAATCGTCGTTTTCTTTGGGTATAGGTCTATTGATCATTACGTCAAGAAAAAATTGAGTATAGCCGGTATCGAAATAAGGGCTGGTTGCATCATAAATGGCCATTACCAGAATCCTCCTTTAAGCAATTGTCCGCTGGCAAATCCTTGCAGGCTAAACTGTTGACTGACTTGACTGCGTGTTTGCACAGGTATTAACGTGATATCAATTTCCATTTTTGTCGGTACATAACTGGACGGTGTTTGGTTACTTACACTGCCAGCAACAGTATTAGGCGGTGCTTTAACTTTTGGTGTTGCACCTTTGGGTAACAATGCATTTAACAATCGATTAAGACCAGCAGTTGATGCACTACCGGCTTTGCCACTAGCTCCCGAATTGTTATATTTGTCAGCTAAATTTAATCCAAAGTTATTGGGGTTGGTTGTTCTTATATAGTCCACATCGTTGGGCAGGTTGTAACTAAATGAAGATATGACTACCGGGTGATCCGAAAATTGATATTGTCCAAAACCGTTTAGTAAACAAATTGGTGGAGGTGTTCCACGTTGTGGATCTTGTCCGTAAAACATTTTTGTCGCACTTCTAAAGAAATGTATCACTGCCAGCAAATAATTTGCTTCTTGTGTGTCTTGTGCTGTGAACGTGCCACGAATTGAAATATCATCCACTCTTGAATTTTTGTAAAATATTCCGCGATAGTTTGAGTGGATAAGATCGTATTGTTCATAGTTGGCTTTGTATGCTGTGCTGATTTGAGGAGTGTAGGGGAATATTACACCATCAGTTCCACTACCGTATCTCAATGGTTTAAGAATATCTGCACTGGGATCATTATAAAGATAGTTTGCACCAGGTGCAAGGCTCAGTCTCACACGCCAGTCTGTATTACCAGGTTGTTTGTAACGTGCTTGAAGCGTGGCTTGATTTTGTGCTTTTTGTTTGATAGCCGCTTCTTGTGAACCTTGTTCTTGTGCGGCAAAAGCCGCACCAGTTCCAAATTCGGATCCTGCCGCAGTGACCCCGCCTGCCGCAGGATCTTCTAGTCCGCTAACTCCTGCTGGAGGGTAGGTAGTAGGCGGTACTGCCGCAATAGGCATACCGGTTGCATCAACTGGATCGCCTTGTGCATTAACAAAGCCACCATTACCATCAGGTGAGACAGGACCAAATCCTTCGCCACCGTTGTTGGCGGCTAAATTTTCAGCACGTTGTACCGCAACAGCATTGTCAACTCCGCCAAATTCATCTGTTTGTCCAGTGAATAGGCCGGGTTCAACATCTGTGGCTTGTTCAGCCAGTACACGACGATTTTCTGCTTGCTGTGCATCTAGTGCATCTGCTTCAGCGTCAGACATCACCGCCACATCATTGGGACCTAGGTCAACTGGCCCTGCATCGGCCGCCTGTTGAGCATCAAATCGTGCTTGTTCAAATGGATCAGAGTTAGTATCAACTGCGGCAGCATCATTACGCTCACCTTGTGCCGCCACCAAAGCATCAACATTGGCTGCGTCATTGCGTTCGGCAGCCGCTGCCGACGGATCTTCCAATGCACTGACTTGTGTAGGTGCATCTCCGCCTTGTGTATTGGCTTCGTATGCACTGGCATTGGTTTGTGTCACTGCTTCATTGTATTGAATATTTTTTTCTGCGGTAACAATATAGGCATTGTTTTGATCAATTACATTGCTATTTTGATCAATAGCGAGTGCTTGTTGAGCATTGTTTGATTCAAGCTGGGCTCTACGTGCATCGCTGATGTTGGGATCAGCCAATTCAGTGTTGTTTATAGAAATTTGTGTTTGCGATTGTAAAATATTTTGTTCAGCAACTGTTTTTGTTTCGTTGGCATTTTCTATTCCAAGTTTGTCTGTTGCAATGTTAGCAGTGGCACCTTCGATATTTTTTAAATTTTGATTTCCTGGGGATGTTGTTGCTGATAGTTTTGCCGCATCCGCTCCCAGTTGTGGATTAACCGGTGCTTCCAAGGCCGCGACACCAGAACCTGTTTTGGCTGCCAGGGTGGTTGCTGTGGGCTTGGCTCCGAATAATCCACCTACTGTGGCAGAAAAATTTGTGAATAAACTACTGAGGCCAGCACCACCACCTGCACCACCACCAAGTAGTCCGCCAAACAGTCCACCAATAGTTCCCAGTGCCGAATCAATGGCGGGGAATCCAGTGTTGAGTGATCGAAATCCTGGCTGGAAAGTTGATCCTGGCAGTTGTGGTATACCTAGTCTTGCACGTATGAACGGATCTGTTGGATCTGCTCCGCCGAGTGCTTCAAGTTGTGCAGGGCTGAGTCCGGCGTAGGGATCGTTAACAGGGGCAGAATATGTTGTGGGAGGTACTCCTGCAATAGGCATACCACTTGCATCAACCGGATTGCCTTGTGCATTAACAAAGCCGCCATTGCCATCAGGAGTACCCAAGGTAAAGCCTTCGCCACCGTTGTTGGTGGCCGCAGACTGATATACCACTGTATTAGTATTGTTTGTAGTATTAGGTACCGTGTTGGTCGTGGGCGGGTTTGGTGGATTGGCCACTACTGTGGTTGTGCCGCCATCGCTACCTGCTCCTGTTGGGTCTGCCATTGTGTTATTCCTATCACTTATTTACCCATTTTAAAAACTGGTATTTTAACAAATAGGTTGACAAATGTTGTAAAAGTGCTACAATAAGTACATATTAGGAGACCCAGTCTAAATGACTTTACTACCCAAAGCGGCGCCCCGCGTCAATTATCTCAACAACAGAGACATACTAAAAGAAATTCACTCTAGCAAAAACAACTACTGCTGGTTCCGAGATCGTGTGAACGATCATCAGTTTGATATTATTTTGCCCAGTCTTGACAAGATCAATCAACGTACCATAGCAGAAGCACGACGCAATCGTGCTGACCGACTCAAGCGTGAAGGTACCATAGTAGACCCAAAAAAGATACCCAACACAGACATTGTGTTCCGTATCACTTGCTGGGATCACATTCCCAAAGCACCCAAGAAAATTACCAAGGCTGAAGCCAAACGCAAGAAGCTGGAAGACATACTAGACTTAGATGATGCTACTGAAGACGATCCACTAGCAGACATCATTGATATTCCTGTGCTGGATATGAATCATGTGCGTGTGAACTTCCCACCGTTTGAGCAGTATCGCTTGGATGAAAACAAAACACCGTTTATTGTTGGACGAAGTCACTGGCGTGGCGATTTGGCCACAGGAGAGTATTCTAAAGATCATGGCGAGATGACTAAAAAACTGGCCTTGATGTTTATGAAACTTTGCGAAAGATATGCCACAAGGAGTAACTGGCGTGGATACACCTACAACGAAGAAATGCGAGGCCAAGCCTTGCTCCAGCTCAGTCAAATCGGATTGCAGTTTGATGAGTCAAAATCGCAGAACCCTTTTGCGTATTATACTGCCGCTATCACTAATAGTTTCACTCGTATCTTGAATATTGAAAAGAAAAATCAAAACATACGTGATGATATCTTAGAGATGAACGGACTCAATCCATCGTGGACACGACAGAACTCGGGCAAATTAGGCATGGCTGCCATGTCCGGACCGGTTGTAAGTAGCCTGGATGAGTAGTATAATAGCAGGATGACTAACCTATTTCGTAAAGCCGCGGTCTTTACAGACATTCACTTTGGCCTAAAATCAAACAGCACTCAACACAACGAGGATTGTTTGAATTTTGTCAAATGGGCAACCGCTAAAGCCAAATTAGAAGGCTGTGAAACCTGTTTGTTCCTCGGAGATTGGCATAATAATAGAGCCAGTCTCAACATTGTTACACTTAACTACAGCCTTCGATCACTGGAGCACCTAAATGCTAATTTTGACCGTGTGTATTTTATACCTGGGAATCACGACCTTTATTATCGCGACAAGCGTGATATTCAGAGCGTGGAATGGGCACGTCATCTCCCCAATGTGGAAATATGTAACGATTGGTTTAGTAGCGGTGACGTCGTTATTGCTCCTTGGCTTTGCGGCGATGATCATAAACGCATTCCTAAACTGACCGGCAAGTACATGTTTGGACACTTTGAACTGCCGGGCTACCTGATGAACGCCATGGTAGAGATGCCCGATCATGGCGAAGTGCGTAGAGAAGACTTTGAGAATTTTGAACATGTATTCACCGGGCACTTTCACAAACGACAGACTAAAAAGAATATTACCTATATCGGTAATGCGTTTCCTCATAATTATGCGGATGCTGGTGACGACGAACGAGGCCTCACTATACTGGAGTGGGGAGGAACGCCTGCATTTCATGCTTGGCCTGCTCAACCCACGTACAGGGTTTACGGGCTCGCCAACCTTATTGATAACGCTCCAGCTCTTCTTAAGCCCAAGATGCATGTGCGTGTTGGACTAGACATTGAGATCTCATACGAAGAAGCCAACTTCATCAAAGAAACATTCATCCGAGATTACGACTTGCGTGAGATGAGTTTGATACCAAACAAGAACTCAGATGTAGATACAGACATGGCACCTGGCGAGATCAAGTTTGAGTCAGTGGATCAAATTGTTACAGACCAGCTCACAAACATTGAGTCAGAATTTTACGACAACAAGCTACTGCTGAAGATTTATCAAAACTTATGATCTATTGTGTTTGGTATCCCAGTGGCGGGTTTGGGCACTTTATCAATGCAGTATTAACGTTGCATGGTGATAATTTTGTAAGACCATCAAAGTCGTTGGAATTTTCCAAAAACGGCAATAGCCATAATCTTGATTTGGTTGTTCCCAAGTACTTGCATGAATGCTGGCCTGGAGGAATTGAGTTCCGCAATGATAAAAATTATTGTGTGCTGATAGATAACGGGATTAACAACGAGTCAACACATTTTAAATCTACGTTTCCCAATTCAACTGTTATTAAAATTTGTTACACAGATCGTACCTGGCCCATTGTTGCAAAAACTATGATTGAAAAAGCCATGGAAAGTAGTATCGAAGAACAATTACCCACTGACATTTGGGAGACTAGCGAGCCGTGGGCACGGCGTGAAAAGTATTTTTTGTTTTTACGGGATCATCCTCTTCGACATGCATGGAGATCTCAAGAAGATAGTGCAATATACATAGACGAGTTATACAATGACTATGATGAGTTTTTTTACACCGTAAATTCTATTGTAAAACTAAACTGGTGCAACGATTTATGGTCTGATTGGCGTACTTCAAATGCCATGCACATCAATCCAATCAACGACGCAAAAAATGTTTTGAACTATGTAAAACTGCAATGTTCATCTGACTTGACACATATTACAGATATATGGACTCAGGCTGTGGTTTACTATTACATTTGGTTGGAGTTTGGAATTGAAGTTCCACACAATGACTACGCCGACTGGTTTACAAATACAAATGATATTGTTATAATGCTTGACAAGCACGGAGTAAAAATTTGATCCAAATACGCGACCTTACTGTTAAAAACTTTATGAGTGTGGGTGCAGCCACACAGGCCATTGACTTTGATCGCAATGACCTTACACTGGTGCTGGGCGAGAACTTAGACTTAGGCGGTGATGGATCACGCAACGGTACAGGCAAGACCACAATCATCAATGCGCTGAGTTATGCATTGTATGGACAAGCACTGTCAAACATCCGCAAAGACAACCTAGTAAACAAGACCAATGCCAAACACATGTTGGTCAGTTTAGACTTTCACATCAATGGCACAGACTACCGGATTGAGCGTGGACGCAAGCCCAACGTGCTAAAGTTTTATGTAAACAACGAACACAAAGCCGCAGAGGATGAAGCACAAGGGGATTCGAGAGAAACACAAGACGCCATAGAGCGTATTATCGGCATGAGCCACGACATGTTCAAACATGTGCTGGCCTTGAACACCTACACAGAACCATTCTTGAGTTTGAAGGCCAATGACCAACGCACTATCATTGAGCAGTTGTTGGGCATTACCTTGTTGAGTGAGCGAGCTGACCGCATCAAAGAACTAAATCGTCAGACCAAAGATGCCATCCAGTCTGAAGAGTTTAGAATTCGTGCTGTACAAGAAGCCAACAAACGCATCGAAGAGCAGATTGAAAGTCTGCGTAAACGTCAACGTCTTTGGATTGCCAAACGTGACGAAGATGTAGCAAAACTCACACAGGCTGTGGCCGATCTTGAACATATAGATATCGATTCTGAGATACAAGCACATAGAGACCTTGACGCATATCATGTGAAACAAAAAGCTATTGACCAAGCCACTAAGTGGATTCGTAGCATCGAAAGTGACAATGCCAAACAAAATAAACTGATCGAACGACTCAAGACAGAAATTGCATTGTTGGAAGATCACAAATGTCACTCATGTGGGCAGGAC